CGATTATCAACAAGATTGGGGGTTGATGATGTCTTATGACAAAAACATTTGTGATGCATATTTAAGCAACCTTAGCATGGTCAATCATTTAAAAGCATATGCAAAAGATTACAAAGATGCCATTAGAAAAATGACTTATGTAATTGAGTGTTTGCACGAAAAACAAGTCACGATAAAAGCAGCAAAGCAAGTTCAAGATCAAATAAAAAGATATTTATCTCAAAATCAAAATAAGTTAGTTTATTGGGAAAAAAGATCAAAAAAGTCTGCAAAAGTTTATCAGGAATATTGTTCTAAAAAGGAATCAGCATGACACTCTATCAAGAATGGCTTGACGCCAAAACGGCAGAAAAGAAAGCGATGGATGAGCGTCGCACGATTGAAGACCAGTTAGTCAAATCTTTGAACATCCCTAATACCCTCGACGGCACACAAAACGTTGAAGTTGACGGTTTTAAGGTCAAGATCGTTGGTCGCCTTGACCGCAAAGTAAACAGCGAAAAGTTGCAAGACTTAGCTGCTGAGTTTGGTTTGACTGAACACCTGTCAAGCCTGTTTAGGTGGAAACCTGAGATCAATGCTAGCGCATGGAAATCAGCAGATCCACGCATTACTGATCCGTTACTTGATGCAATTACAAGCACCAACGGTCGCCCCTCTTTTACCATTACTAAGGAATAAACATCATGGCACAACTCGACGAAACTTTCAGCGCTGACACGCTCCCCGTATCAGACCGTAACTTTGAGCCTTTGCCCGCCGGTTGGTACACGGCGGTGGTCAACGGTGCAGAAATCAAAGTTACCAAAGCAGGTACTGGCAAATATATTGCCGTGCGTTACGACATTACCGGCCCCACCCATCAAGGGCGCGTGGTGTTTGGCAATCTCAACATCAAGAACCCCAACCCGACCGCTGAGAAGATTGGCCGCGAGCAACTAGGCGAGATCATGCGCGCCATTGGCTTGGCTACCGTGCAGGATACTGATCAGTTGATTGGCGGTCAGTTGATGATCAAGTTAGACGTGCGTGAGTCAGAGCAGTACGGCGCATCGAACGACGTCAAAGGGTTCAAGTTTGCCGGTTCAACGCCACTTGCGGCAGCGGCAAAGGCAGCACCAGCGGCAAGCACGAAAGCAGCCCCACCTTGGGTTAAGAAGTAAAAAAAATGCCCCTGACCTTGCGGTTGGGGGCATAAAAACTAAGGAGATTGGCATGAAAATACCAAAGTCAGAATACACCATTTCCGCCTTGATCGACAAGCACCATGAATCAATTCAAGGCGAACCACGCCCCCACATGGGGTGCAGCACTCTTGGTCACGTTTGTGATCGTTGGCTATGGCTATCGTTTCGCATGGCTGTGGTCGAAAGGTTCCCTGGGCGCATCTTGCGCCTGTTCAGACGGGGTCAAGACGAAGAAGCCAAGGTCGTGTCAGACTTGCGCGCGATCGGTCTGAACGTACAAAAGACGGGTGACAATCAAAGCCGTGTTGACTTCGGTTGCCACGTTGGCGGCTCAGTCGATGGCATCATTGAGTCAGGGGTGCCCGAAGCGCCCAACGCCCGTCATGTGCTAGAGATCAAGACGCACGGCAAGAAATCGTTTGATGACTTGGAAAAGAACGGGGTTGAGAAGTCAAAGCCTCAACATTACATTCAAATGCAAGCCTATATGCTTGGATTAAATTTAGACCGCGCCCTGTATTACGCCATCTGCAAGGATGATGACCGTATTTACACCGAGCGAGTCAAGCTAGATAAAGCCGTAGCGACCAAGGCTATAGAGCGTGGCCACCGCTTGGTCAAAGCTGACCGTATGCCGCCCCCAATAGCAACCGACCCCACTTGGTTTGAGTGCCGGTTCTGCGCGGCCCATGAGTTTTGCCATAAGACCAAACTGACTAAAGAGGTGAACTGCCGCACTTGTACCAACTCCACGGCTCGAGAAGACGGCACTTGGCATTGCTCAGAATATGACGTAACACTTGATTTTGATAACCAAAAGCAGGGTTGCGAGGCGCACGTCTTGCACCCCGATCTTGTGCCATGGCAACATAAGGTTGAGGCCGGCAAAGTTATTTGGATGACGCCATATGGTGACATAAAGAATGGCGTAAGTGATTGGGAAACTTTTACAAGCCGTGAGATTGTGGCCAATCCTATTGCCTGTGCTACGCCTGACAAGTTTGTGTCTGAGGCGCGTGAGATATTTGGTGCGAAGGTGGTGGGGTAATGCTCCGTGACTACCAACAACGCGCCATCGACCAACTATATGCTTGGTTCAGCGCCAACCCCACCGGCAACCCTTGCCTAGTATTGCCCACAGGCAGCGGCAAGAGCCATATCGTTGCTGCACTTTGCAAAAATGCTTTGCAGGAATGGCCAGAAACCACCATTCTCATGCTAACGCACGTCAAAGAACTGATTGTGCAGAATGCCGAGAAGATGCGACTGCATTGGCCAAACGCCCCTCTTGGCATCTATTCAGCGGGCATTGGCAAAAAAGATTTAGGTGAACCAATCACGTTTGCAGGGATCCAGTCTGTAAGAACCAAGGCACCCCTGCTCGGTCACATTGATCTGGTGATTATCGATGAGTGTCACCTAGTGTCACACAAAGATGAAGGTGGATACCGCAGTCTTTTAAACGACCTACAGGCGATCAATTCACACTTGAGGGTCGTAGGCTTGACCGCCACGCCGTACCGTCTTGGACACGGTTTAATCACCGACAAGCCCGCACTATTTGATGCGCTGATTGAACCGGTCAGCATTGAGGAGTTGGTACATAAAAAGTATTTGGCAACCCTGCGTAGCAAATTAACAACAGAACGGCTAGATGTAAGCGGTGTGCATAAGCGTGGCGGCGAGTACATCGACGCAGAGTTGCAAGCTGCCGTGGACAATGACGACAAGAACATTGCTGTGGTGCGTCAAGTGATTAAGTTGGCGGGCAACAGAAAAGCTTGGCTATTCTTTTGTGCTGGCGTCAAACACGCGCAACACGTTTGCCTTGAGTTGACCCACCAAGGTGTCACGGCTGCGTGTGTGACCGGCGACACACCCAAAGCCGAGCGTGAGAGAATCCTGACCGAGTTTAAAGCTGGGCGTATCCGTGCGCTGACCAATGCAAATGTCCTAACAACTGGCTTTGACTATCCCGACATTGACTTGATCGCCATGCTGCGCCCGACTATGAGCGCCAGCCTTTACGTCCAGATGGCAGGACGTGGGATGCGCCCCAAGAGCCACACCGATCATTGCTTGGTGTTGGATTTTGCGGGGGTAGTCGAGATGCACGGGCCAATCACCAACGTGCAGCCACCCAAGAAAGGTGGGTCAGGCGAGGGCGAGGCGCCGATCAAAGTGTGCGATGTATGCCATGAGATAGTCCACATTTCAGCGCATGAATGCCCCAATTGCGGCACACCATTCCCTCCGGCACCTGAGAAAAAACTAGTGTTGCGTCACGACGACATTATGGGGTTTGAGGGTGTTGATATGCCGGTAAGCGAATGGCATTGGCGCAAGCACGTTAGCCGCGCCTCGGGCACCGAAATGATTGCGCTTACCTACTATGGTGGCTTAACTGACCCACCCATCACAGAATACCTTCCGGTACTCAACCAAGGTTATGCGGGCAACAAAGCCATGCAACTGCTCCATGACATAGCGCAGCGATCGGACGCTACGCTATCGGGCATTAACGAAGTTACAACACCATTGGATTACCTAGTGCAACAGATGAATCAGTCAACCCCGCCATCCATGATTGAATACAAACGTGATGGCAAATTTTACAAGGTGGTCAAACGATTATGGCAACAACCTCAGAGCATTTAGAGCAAGCCCGCCTAGTCATGTGGTTCAGGCAAACCTATCCGGATACATTAATCTTTGCCATTCCGAATGGGGGGCTACGTTCTAAGTCGCAAGCTTTAAAGCTGAAAGTCGAGGGCGTAGTGCCTGGCATCCCTGACCTTTTTATCCCTGCGTGGCGTGTTTGGGTAGAGATGAAGAAAGAAAAAGGAGGTGTTTTGTCAAAAGAACAACAAAAAATGATTAAATATTTACAAAGTGTGAATTATTGTGTTATTGTTTGTTTAGGCGCTGAAGACGCCAAAACCCAACTAACGGAGAAATACCATGAAATTCTGCAAAGACTGCAAGCACTTTGATAACTACAACTTGTTGTTTGAATGCAAACGCCCTATGGGTTTGTCACCCGTAACAGGCGAGCCAAAGTTTCGCAAAACACCTGCTGAACTTGAGCGCACTTTAGATGCGACTGGCTGCGGGATCCAAGCCCGTTACTTTGAACTTAAAACAAACTAAAACAACTGCCCCCTCCCACGGGGGGCTAGGAGAGCAACATGGCATTAGAGAAATGGAGTGTGGAGTTACTGACAGTCGTGTTAGCGTTGCTTGATGACGCTGACCCCAAGTCAGAGGCAGCAATAAAAGCGCGTCAGTTGTTAGCTACCAAGATCACCAATTAAGGATTCGACATGAAAGTTCAAAACCTAAACCACGCCAACGTAATTGAGTGCCGCTTAGGCGGCATACCCGCACAAATCGCCGTGTGGCGTAACAACGAATACACAGTCATGGATAGCCGAGGTTATGCGGCACCGTGGCTCGAGCGCAAAGCAGGGCAGTCTGCCGTGTTTGAGGCCATCCAGATCGACGCTGAAGAGCGTTTTGATATTTATCAAACTAAGGAGTAACCATGAAACAAGAACCTAAAGACCACTTTGTAACCATCCGTATGCCGATTGAGTTGTTCAAGGTGGTGAAGGCCCAGGCTGACGAACAGACCCGCTCAGTGAGCCGTCAGATCATCCACTTGGTTAAGGAGGGTTTGCAGAAATGACCCCATACGAAAAAGGTTTTGAAGACTGCAAAAGGCAGGTCAAAGTCGCAATGGTTGCGGCTGTTGAAAATGCCATTTTGATGGAGCGAGAGGCTTGCGCGCGGTTGTGTGAGTCAGAAGGACACAGGATTGACGCTAGTTGGGAAAGTTGTGCAATAGCAATCCGCGCAAGGTGGCAGAAATGAAAACCCTCGACAAGATAGTGGCGTATTGCACTAGCCCCCGCACGGCAACAGAGTTGGCCGACCATTGCAAGGTACAGCGCAGCAGCATCTACAGCGCGCTAGGACGCTTGCAGATGAAAGGCATTGTCACACGCATAGGTGACGGCACAGAGCGCGCCACATACGTTCTGAATGAGCCTAGCCTAACCAAGTTAGATGATTACGAAAACTTGGTCATTAAACACGCCCACGCACCTTTTGGATTGCACCTATGAACAAGGCCGACTACATCCATTTGTTTAAAGAAGCGTGTGGCGGCAAGTGCAACGCGGAGTACAACCCTTGTGCCTTTCGCCAGGCTGCTGATTCGTTGGCTGCGCTTAAACCTGTAGCTTACATAGGCGACAAAGGGGTTCTTATTCACGACACAACGCACCCGCATTTGTATACAGCGCTTTACGCGCTAAAAGGAAAGCCATGACTCCTGACAACATTCTGCGATACCTTGAGCATAACTACGTTATGAAACCCGAAGAGCAGATTGAAACGGCGCAATTTATTCGCAATTTGCAGCAATCAAACCAAACGCTGCGCCAGGGCCTGATTGAGTTTGCTGATCAGATTTTCATGCTACGCCGCGAATTAACCCAATTAAGGAAAGATAATGAAAGAACAACGTGAAATGCAAACACACATGGACGAACTTAACAACCACATCAAATTTCAAACAGACGAGATTGACCGGTTAAAAGCCAAGATGCGTGGGGCGTCGGCGGCGTTACAAACGGGTACATTAAAAGATATTGTTGCGGCTATTAAAATTTTGGAAAGCAAATGAAAATTTAACTATTGCGGGCACAACTGGCTGCGGCCAAATCTGCTTTGCTGACCCGTCGAAAGATGATGAACGCAGCCACACGCGCGTACAACCGAGTATTCGTAACCGTTACTAAATTGGAGGAAAAGTATGCAAATCACTTGGCGAAAACTAAATGAGCGAATGGCCACACTTACTGAAGAAGAAGTGCGGCGTTTGCGGCAACAATTTGGGTTATGGAACAAGGGTGAAACATGGACAAGCGAATAAAAGAGTTGGCTGAACAAGCTGGGCTATACGAAGAACCTAACGGGGATTGGAAGCCTTTTGCCAGTGAACACGTTATAGGAAAAGACCTTGAACGCTTTGCCGAGCTTGTGCGCCAAGACTATTTGCGTGAGTTGAAAGCGTTGAAGCCTGTGGCGTGGGTTACGACTGAGCAGTTTGCAAGCACGGCGCACAACGTGACGAGGGTTACGCTGCATCAAGAAGTAAATGGGATACCACTCTACACATTTGACGAGGTAACGAAATGAGCCGTGAAATTATGCAGCAAATTGTCATTGCTTTAAAAGCACTAATGACAGGGTATGTTGGTGATGCAGAAGATGCTATCTATGCGATTGAGAAAGAGTTAGCCAAGCCTGAACCACAAGTATGTTGCGGTGACTACGAAAAATGTTGGAAGGCTTGTACGCCAAGAGGTCGATGGTTGGCAGAGAAAGAGTTAGCCAAGCCTGAGCAAGAGCCTGTGGCGTGGATGTATAAAGGAAATTTTCATGATTTTGACCCAAGCGAGTGGGCATCACCGGAGTTTGTTGTAACACCCCTTTACACCGCACCACCACGCAAAGAATGGGTCGGGCTGTCAGTCAATGAGGGTCGTGACTTTTTTGAAAGCAAATTAACAAGAGCGGAATTGATTACTGAAATCAGCGAATTTTTAGAAGAGAAGAACACATGACCGAGAGCCAAGTCTACAAACAGATCGTTGAGAACTTAGCCCAGATCGACGACGACATTGCCCGCTTGCGCCATCAACACCTGATGTTACGCGTAGACATTCAAATATTAAAAGACAAATATGAAAAATCTTTATTCAGTAGCCTCTCACAAGTTGAGGACGATGGGGTACAGCACCGATTCTGAAAGCGAGATATTAGCGTCTGCCGCCCGCGTGTTGGGCGGTGGCCCCACAAACCCTCGCGCCCTCTTGGAGGCGTTTATAGCAGCAGCACCACCCAAGTTAGTCAAGGGCGCGTATCAGATGCCCTTGGCGCTGCAAATTAACGCTCGCCGCGCTGCTAAAGAGCAAGTCACAATCATCACGATCGGAGGTGGCTAATGATAATTTACGAAATGATAATGTGGTTCTACGCGTCGATGGCGCTCTTTGTAGCTGCTTTGATATGGATATTTAACACACGCGAGAAACCCAAACCACCTTTTCCGTTTGAGTTAATCTGCGACGGCTGTGGCCAAGTTTGTAGTGATCTTTTAGGAGGGTACTGTGAATACTGCGTCAAAAAATTGGCCAAATAATGTCAATAGAGGCGGGGCGAACTGGACAGGACGTACCGCCCGCACGCTCTTTAGTGGTTACTACTCCTGTCCTTACATCCCACTATGGCGTAGGGTGCTTATGCTAATACTGAGATAAGACGTGAGTAACGCATTTGGCGGTCATCCAAACCGTTTGTACCGCCATTAATGCGCCTTGTCATGCCGACAATATCTTTGTTGTCAGCCAACGCATTCATGCCATTTTTGCTCCAAAACCAACCGGCAGAGAG